TGCTGTTTGTAGACAAGACATGACTGCAATAGACCAACTGAAACTATGGTTAACCTATCAAACTCATTGGTGTGAACATAAACCATCTGTCACCATTTCTGTAAAAGAGCATGAGTGGATGGAAGTTGGTTCTTGGGTTTGGGATAATTTTGACACAATCAGTGGTATTTCTTTTCTTCCTTTTAGTGAACATACATACAGACAAGCACCTTACCAAGATTGTACTAAGGAAGAATATGAAGAAGCACTCAAAACAATTCCACAGGAAGTGGATTGGGCACTACTTTCAAACTACGAAGCACAGGATTACACAATTGGAGCACAAGAGTTAGCCTGTTCTTCTGGTGACGGAGGATGTGAAGTAGTGGATTTATAAGGGAGTTATGTTGATAGACGCTGATTTTGAATGTCCAAATTGTAATGCAGAATATACCATTTCATTTGAAGACGGATTCGTTCCTGAACACTGTCCTTTCTGCGGCATTGTATATGAAGTAGAAGACGAGGATGAAATCTAACGAATATATTGCTGGAGTTGATTACTCACTTACTTCTCCAGCAGTATGTGTTGCAAAGGTTGTGAACGATAACATCACCTTTGAAAACTGCACTTTTCATTTTCTCAAACAAACCAAGTCACAAAAATCTTTTGATAAGATTTACTCTTACGATTATCCAGAATATACAGATGATATCGAAAGATTCTCAGCGCTATCTAGTTGGGTGATTGAGAGGATAAGGTGGTTCAATGGTAGAGTACAAAGAGTTTATCTTGAAGATTATGCATTTGGAGCCACAGGTAGAGTGTTTCACATCGCAGAGAACACAGGAATACTCAAGAAAACTTTAAGGTCATCTGGTTTCAGATATGACACGTTACCGCCTACAGTGGTTAAGAAGTATGCTACTGGTAAGGGCAATGCAAATAAAGATTTAATGTACGAAACCTTTGTGTCTGAAACAAAAATTGACTTACAAGAAAAACTATCACCTAAATCAAAACAGATCGGAAACCCTGTTTCTGATATTATAGATTCATTTTACATTGCAAAAGCTGGTCTAAACCTCTTGAACAAGGATACATAACTATGATGACATGGACAAAGGTTCATTTGGAATCTATGAATATTTTGCAATTGAGAGAACTCAAGCGTCATGTGGATAGTGTTTTAGAAAAAAAGATACAACAATCTGAACGCATAAAAAAACTTGACAAAGACGAATAAAATTGTTATAGTATGACTGTAGTCATTAATGATTAAATGAAAAACACATATGAGTCACTGGAATCACAGATTAGTTAAAGATGTTGAGAGTGGTCGATTAGCGATACATGAAGTGTATTACGACAACGACGGCACTCCAACTGGTTATACGGAACATCCTATTATTATAGATACTTTCCCAGACGATGAGGGTTGGTTTTCAGATGGTATTCCCGAAACTCCACAAGCGGCAATCTGGGAAACAATAAATCGTATACTTGACGATATTCGCAGAAATGATGAAATTATCTACTCTACTGATTTTGAGAAGGGTGGTCGTTATTATCAAGAAGATGGTCTGGATGCACTTGAAAAAATTGAAATGTTAGATAAGATTGGAGAGCCCGAATGAGTGGGATGATGAATTTTGATACCTCAAAGATCGAGGAAATGAAAAGAAAAAGAGAGGAAGGTTTACCCTATATTTCTGATGATGTAGTAGAAGCATCAAAGAATGCAAAGGGTGGTAGTGAACTCATTTACGGAAGAGTCAAAGACAGAGTGCCTGAGGACTTGTGGGACTACTTTCAGGTCATACTTTCAAGAGTTAGGGAACTAGAAGACAAACCAAGAATACTATGGTTTCAAGATACATCAAAAGACCCAGAAGTCCAGTTTCTCAAGAACAAAGAGTCAAGAGATAAGTTTGAGCGTTTTGTATTTCCTTCTGATTGGTCATTGGAGAAATATCATCTTGACCTTGGAATTGAATATGAAAAGAGTGTGGTTCTCAAGAACGCAATAGTTCCAATACCTGTTCATACAAAACCAAGTGAAGGACCAATTCGACTTGCATATATCTCCACACCTCATCGTGGTCTTGATGTTTTGATTGGAGCTTTTCGTGCATTGAAACTAGAGAACGTAGAACTAGACATCTATTCCAGTTTCAAAATCTATGGTTGGGAACAGAGAGATAAAGATTTTGAGAAACTTTATCAAGTATGTCGGGACACTCCAAATGTGAATTATCATGGAAGTGTATCCAACGAGGAAATTCGTACTGCACTTCAACAGACCCATATTCTCGCTTATCCTAATGTCTATCCAGAAACAGCGTGTATTTCTGTGATAGAAGCGATGAGTGCAGGGTGCGTTGTTGTGTGTCCGAATCTTGCGGTTCTTCCAGAAACTTGTGCAAACTTTGCATGGATGTATGGTTTTGTCCAAGATAAGACAGAACACGCTAGAAAGTTTGCATACGTTTTGAAGGATGCAATTGATAATTTTTGGGAACCATCAGTTCAGGCTGGTCTTGGTTTTCAGAAACAATATTTTGATATGCACTATGACATTGAAACTACTGCTAAACAGTGGGAGATGATGTTGCAGACAATCAAAAATAACATTGAACGTTCTAAGGAGCAAAAATCATAATGGCAAGAAAGAAAATCGTAGTTGAACGCAAACCCATGAAAGTAAAACGTACTCGTAAGATTACCGAAGAACAACGTGAGGCTCTTCGTCAACGCATGATTGAAATGCGAAAGAAACGCAAACCAGCAGAGTACAAGAATATAAGTAAGGTTGTCCTTGCACTTCCAGATGAGGATGAGTACTCTTTCAAGAACGTCAAAGAATGGATTAAAGAATCTAAAGATTTGGTTTCTCAGTACAATAAACAAGCACGTAGTGCAAAAAACAGTCCACAAGATAGACAGATTGCATCTAACCTTGCAGATAACAAACGAGCATACATTCGTATGTGCGAACACTACCTCAAGACAGGTGATTGGATTGCGATGTATTCTGGAAAGAACGAGGAACACAAAGTGATTACAAAATGTGTTGCTATGGCTTACTATCCAGATGGAACACCTAAAAGGTCAGTGGGTGTATTCTATCCAGACATCAATATGGTCTGGACTAAGGATATGGATGAAAGTGAGTTTGTGTCTCAAGAAAATCGTGAATATATAAAGAACGAAACAGTTGCAATGACAGATAAACAATTTATAGGAGATATGTGATGGCATTAAGTATTGCAGAGGTTTTGGATCAAGTTGGTAGAGCCAAAACAAGAGAAGATAAAAGAGAAGTTCTCAAGAAAAACGAATCATGGTCTTTGAGAGCACTTCTTCAACAGAACTTTCACCCAGACGCTAAATGGTTGATTCCACCTGGCGCTCCACCTTATAATGCAAATCAGAATTCTGCTGATACTTCACTTATTTTTGAAGCAAAGAAGTTGGAGTATTACACTAGTGGAAAGAAAAAAATTCCTATGTTAAAAAGAGAATCAATGTTTGTAAATCTTCTGGAAAGATTAAGTCCAGATGAAGCAGAAATTCTCATTGCAGTAAAAGACCAGAAGTTATCTTATAAGGGACTCACCTATAAACTCGTAAAAGACACATGGCCGGACTTACTCCCAGAACAAGAAGAGAAATCAACTACTTCAGTTACGGAAGAGAAAGAACCAAAAGCAGAAGTCGAAAACGCATAAATATAAGTACACTTTGGTTAAGATGGTTATATCAATTTAAATACTTGATTGATTTAGAAACCGAACAAAGGAAACGCATGATAAAAGCGGTAAGATACTGTCTTACTCTTTTAACTGCACTTTTGATTCTTTCAACTCCTACGAACAGTAAAGTAAGCGATTCTTTATTCATAATAGAACCAGCAACTTTATCACTCAAACCCGATTATTTTAGCAACATTACTTACTCTAAAGAAGAATTAGAGTGTCTTGCGCTAAATATCTACTTTGAGGCGGGAGTCGAAAGTACAGCAGGGAAGCTAGCGGTAGCAAATGTCACCATCAATAGAAAAAATTCAGGTGACTACCCAGACACAATATGTGGTGTAGTAAAAGAAGGCAAGCACTATCACGATAAGAGAATTGACAAGAGATATCCGTTGAGAGACAGATGTCAGTTCAGTTGGTATTGTGATGGTTTAGTAGACAAACCGAAAAAGGGAAGAACTTGGAATACTTCCCTTGAAGTTGCAGAGATTGCACTCAAAAAACATTATGCTGATATTCTCATAGACATTACGGATGGTTCCACACACTATCACGCTAATTGGATGGAGAAATATCCTTCATGGGCATATACCAAGAAAAAGATGGCCACCATTGACAGGCACATCTTCTATAAATCTGGAAAATACCGATAATCAACTCAAAACTTGACATTATGAGTTCTATGGTGTATACTATAATCATGAACTGATAGGAGATTGATATGAAAAAATTGTTGTTATCGGTATTCGTTATGTGTGCGATGTATGAGTCAGCATGGTCAAGAACCGAGAGAGTTTGCGTTGCACCAGCAGGATGTCCTATTGTGATGGATACTGGTGAATGTCCAACTTGTATCGATAAACTAATATCTGAAATCAAAATAAAATCCGATAAGGTTGAAAGAAAGTCAGTAACTAAAAAAGTTAAGTGGAAATGTAACGTTGGGTCATGTAATGATTGGATTGATAGTAATGGAAATCTTATTGTAAAAAATTGATATGAATGTATTTTATTTGCATACGAGTCCGATAGAGGCTGCACGTATGCACTGTGACAAACATTGTTGTAAAATGATTATTGAGTATGGACAACTATTGTCTACTGCTCATCGTGTTCTTGACGGCACTATGGAATGGGGTCAAACAAAAACTGGTAGAAAAGCAAAAAGATGGAGATTACCAGATGATAGAGAACGAGAACTTTACCTTGCTTCACATATACAACATCCTAGCGGTATATGGGTTCGCTCCTCTAGTGGGAATTACGATTGGTTGTACAATTGTTTTGTTACGTTGTGTGCTGAGTTTTTTAAACGATATGGTAAGATACATGAAACCGCAAGGAAGTTGACCTTTCCTCTTCAAATACGTCCTCAAAATATTTCGTTGTCAGACATGACAGAACCACCTCAATGTATGCCCGATGATGCAAAGATTATCGGGTCATCTCTTGATGCGTATCGTAATTACTATATAAAGTATAAACATGAGTTTGCGAAATGGAAAATGGGCAACATACCATCATGGTATTCTGACAACTTAGAGAAAGGTGAATATGCCCTATTATGATTACCAATGTATGGCTTGTAACCATGTCTTTGAAAAAAATATGCTTATACGTGATCGTAAAAAACCCACTGAGGAACCTTGTCCAGAGTGTTCCAAAAGTGAAGTAACTCTTAAACTTGCCACACCATATCAAGGTGACCCATGGCACTTCGCAGGAAAGAAGCCGGATGACGGATTCAAAGATCGTCTTAAAGAAATAAAGAAATCACACTATGGTTCAACTGTAAACACATGGTAACTTCTTAATCTTTAGGACTCAATGGCGAAACGTAATCGTAAACTTCGCAATGAGTTGAATGAATTAGAACAATCAGAAAGAAACTTATACTTAATCAAAAGTAAGAACGACAATATCAGTAATCGTATGGATGGTCTTTCATTGAGAGAAATCCTGCCTAAAACTCAAGCACAGTCGGATACTTTTGATGCATATAATGAAAAATACAACCTATTATTACATGGATGTGCTGGAACAGGGAAAACGTTTATTTCTCTGTATCTTGCGTTGCGTGAAATTTCAGAAAAATCATCTCCTTATAAGTCAATAACTGTAGTAAGGTCTGCTGTGCCAACAAGAGATGTTGGTTTTCTCCCAGGCGCATTGCACCAAAAACTTGAAGTATATGAACTGCCGTATCGTTCAATCATCAATGAACTGTATGGAAGGGGTGACGCTTTTGAGGTTGTAAAGAAGAAAGAGAAGTTGAACTTTCTATCAACTTCTTATGTTCGTGGCGTTACTCTCAAGAGAACTATCGTCATTGTTGATGAATGTGAAAATCTAAATTTTCATGAACTTGATTCAATCATCACTCGTATAGGTGATCATTGTAAAATACTCTTTTGTGGTGACTTTAAACAGACAGATTTCAGAAACGAGCGAGAAAAACAAGGTATGCATAATTTCATGGAAATACTGTCATCAATGAAATCTTTTGATATTGTACAATTCACGCAAGAAGATATTGTAAGAAGCAATATGGTACGTGAATATATAATTCAAAAGGATAATCTCAACTATTGACCCAGAGCGGAGAGTCCCAATAAGATTCTCCGCATATTATTATGTTCAAAGAATTTATGTTATGTTCCCTGTGTTTTCTTTTACTTTTATTTTATGCAACTAAAGTTAATGGTCATCCCGATGGCGCTACTCCATTTTGGTATCCTTCAAGTTTTATCTATGGTTACATTAATGGGTGTGCGGAATCAGTTGAACAAGGACAGTTTTCTTTTACTGAAGAATTTTGGCCGGATGAGGTTCGTTCTATTTGTGGTTGTGTAGTTGATTCATTACGACATTCCTTAGAATATGAAAAAATGCTTGATAATAATTCTAAATCACAAGCAGCATCAATTGTATTTGCAACATTTCCAATTTGTATTACTGAAGAAAGATTGAAGAAAGAATACCAATGAAACAATTTAATTATGATCTCCTTGAAAATAAAAAAAATCTTTTAGAACAGGACAATTCAGGAAGTGACAGAGTATATCATGGTCCAAACGGAACCTATGCATCCGTGACCAATATGTTATACTACATGGTGACAAAACCAGGCATTGATGCGTGGAAAGAGAGAGTTGGAGAAGAAGAGGCGAAGAAGATTTCTACAAGAGCCGCAAGTCGTGGAACTCGTATTCATAACTCTATTGAAAAATATCTTCGTGGTGATGATACTTACTTTGAGGGTGTTCCTCAAGAGAATCGTGAACTGATTCAACTTGGACTGAAACAGATTGATGAACGAGTTGATAATATTCGTGGTATTGAACTTGGTATGTGGTCTGATTCACTTGGACTTGCTGGAACATCTGACCTAGTAGCAGATTACCAAGGTGAGTTGTCTATCATTGATTGGAAGACAGCTACTTACATAAAGAAAGAAGAAATCATGTTGTCTTACATTCTACAAGGAACCGCATACAGTAGAATGTTATATGAACTTTATGGAATGATTCCAAAGAATATTATTATTTGTTCTTTTATTCGGTTTGACCCAAAGAAACCAAATCCTTTTATGGATCAAGATATTTACATTGATTGGAGAGTTTACAATCCTTTGGATTACATTCGTAAATTAAAGTCAATCGTTGATGCTTTTCACTATCAACGAAAACAAAGAGAAATAAATAATTCTGATACTGTAGATATGCATGGATAGCAATTAAGACGCCGGTTCGATTCCGGCCATCTCCACCAAAATTACATGGACGGACAAGATATATTACTTTCATTTGTTATATTTGGAATAAGTGCTTTTATAATATGGGCACTTGGATTCGTGTTATTTTGATGGGGATGTTAAGGTATTCGATTAGTTGATTAT